GCGGATGGGCAGCCGGTGCGGCTGTACCAGTTCAGCCGTGGAGCCATCCGCTGGAGCTACAACAGCAGCGACCGGGACATCACTTATCAAAACCAGATTTTCCGCACCGTGCCGGGCGGCATCATCGACAACGGGATCATCTGTTCCGGCGATCCGCAGTCCGACCAGTTCGTCATCACCGCGCCGGCCGACCTCGACGTCGCGCTGCTGTACAAGTCCCGGTCGCCGAGCGGTGCCATCGACCTGGTCGTCTACGACATGCACTACGGCGACACCGAGGCAGCGGTTTCCTGGGTAGGCCAGATTGGCGATGTGGACTGGCCGACCATGGATAGCTGCCGCATAACGTGCGTGTCCGAAGACGAGCTGATGGACCAGCCGGGCTTGATCGACACCTACTGCCGCACCTGCACGGCCATCGTTGGCGACCACCGTTGCAAGGTCAACCTCGTCCCGTATCGCGTGACGCTGACGCCGCAGAGCATCAGCGGCTGGGTGATCTCCAGCGGCGTGGTCGCCGGCTACGCCGATGGGTGGTTTACCGGGGGCTATGTGGAGTGGCAGGTGGACGGCGATAACTACGACCGCCGCTTCATCGAGCAGCACGCCGGGGCCGATCTGCACATCCTGGGCGGCACCGAGGGCATTCCGGCTGGGAGCCAGCTGCGAGTTTATCCGGGTTGCGACGGGCTCGCGGAAACCTGCGACAGCAAATTCGGCAACATCCTGAACTTCCGGGGCTTCAACAAGCTGCAAGGCAAGTCGCCGTTCGACGGCGACCAAGTCTGGTGAGGTAGGTCATGGACCCGATCACAATCAATCTCGTCATCCTGGCAGCGTCGTACATCTTGTCCAGCGTCCTGGCGCCGAAACCGCAGAAACCCAAGCCGGCAGCATTCGATGCCGCTGACTTCCCGCTATGCGAGGAAGGGGAAGATCAAGCGGTGGTGTTCGGCCAGTGCTGGTCGAAGTCCTGGATGGTGCTAACGGTAGAGCGCCGCCGCATGAAGGCCATCAAGACCAAAGCGAGCAAGAAATGATCGTGACTGTACAGCACCTGCACACCGTCCCGACTTGGACGACCCGACAGGGCTACTGCCACGGCCGGGCGCGGGAGTTCTTCAAGCGCCACGGCCTGGACTGGATGGCGTTCTTGCAGGACGGCATCGACGCTGATCTGTTGATCGCGACTGGCGACGCGCTTGCGCTCAAGCTGGTTGAGCACGCCCGCCGGGAGGTGGCTGATGGGCGCTAAACCCAAGGCTCAGACGGTCGGGTGGCGCTACTACTTCGACATCCATTTCGCCCTGGGCAAGAAGGTCGATGAAGTCTGTGCCATCCGGGCGAGTGGTAAGACTGCATGGAAAGGGTCAATCACCAGCAATGGACAGGTCCGCATCAATGCGCCCGAGCTGTTCGGGGGTGACAAGGGCGAAGGCGGGCTCGACGGGACGCTGGATGTCCTATTCGGCGACGAAGACCAGGGCGTCCTGCCGCGCTTGGCGGCGATGCTCGGCGGCCTGGTGCCGGCATTCCGGGGCGTTACCACGTGCTTCTATTCCGGCCTGGTGACTTCGGTTAACCCGTACCCGAAGAAGTGGGAGATTCTGCGCCGAGGCGGGAACCGCTTGTGGGACGGCAACCCCTGGTATCCCGAAAAGCAGTTCATCTGGCTAGCGGACGGTCAGATCAAGGCGATGAACCCGGCGCACATCCTTTATCTCGTCTACACCGGCCGGGACTTCCGGGGGCTGGCCCGCACAAGAATGGACGAGGCGAGCTGGCGGGCTGCTGCCGACACGTTGTATGCCGAAGGCTTCGGGCTGTGCTTTGAGTGGACCCGGTCCGACAGCTTCAAGAACTTCTGCGAGACGGTGAAATCGCATATCGGCGCCGAGGTCTACCCGAATCGCCAGACTGGGCAGATCAGCATCCGGCTCCTGCGTGACGACTACAACGTTGCTGACCTGCCGCTGTTCGACGAAGACAGCGGCCTCCTGGAGATCACGCAAGAGAAGACCGGCTCGACGTCGCTCGCGCCGAGCCAGCTTATCGTCAAGTACATCGACCAGATCGACGGGGCGCAGCGCCAAATCATCGTCAACAACAATGCGGTCGCCGCGTCGCAGGGGCGGCGGTCGTCCGAGGAAGTCGAGTTCCTGGGCGTGCCTACCGGGGAGCTGGCCGGGCGAGTCGGTGAGCGGGAAATGCGTCTGAAGACAACCGGCCTGAAGCGCTATAAAGGCGTATTCGACCGCCGCGCCCGTAGCCTCAACCCAGGCCAGCCGTTCCTCATCCGTTCGACCCCGCGCGGCATCCCCGAAACCGTCGTCAGGGTCGGCCGGATCGAGGACAACTTCCTCGGCGACGGCAAGATCACCCTGACCGTCGTCCAGGACCAGTTTAATCTGCCGGCGACAACCGGCGTGGCGCCACCGCCACCGGGCTGGATTCCGCCCGACCGGACGCCTCGGGCGATCACTGTGCGCCGACTGATCGAGGCGCCATATCGCGAACTGGCCGGCGTGATCGATCCGGCGAATCTCCAGCTCCTGGACGTGTCCGCATCCTACCTCGCTGCGCTGGCCGAGGCGCCGACAAGCTTGTCGCAGAGCTACACCTTGACCGACCGCGTCGGCAGTTCTGGCGCGTTCGTGGATCGCGGAACCGGCGACTGGTGCCCGACCGGGCTACTCGCCGCCGAGCTGCCGCTGGCGGCCGGGCCGAACGTGGTCACGCTGACCAACGCCACCCGGCTGGAGGACGTCACTGTCGGCCAGGCCGCTGTGGTGGACGACGAGATAGTCCGGGTCGATGCGGTCAACTATGCCAGTGGCACCGTCACCCTGGCGCGCGGCTGCGCCGATACCGTGCCGGCCAAGCACTTGGCCGGGGCTCGGGTCTGGTTCTACGACACGTTCGAAGCGGTGGACGAGACGGTATACAGCCAGGGCGTGACGCTCCAGGCCCGGCTGCTGACCAACACCAGCGAGGGCCAGCTCGCCCCGGCGCTGGCCGCCACCGACAGCCTCACTCTGACCGGGCGCCAGGGCAAGCCGTATCCGCCCGGCCAGTTCCGAATCAACGGCAGCGCGTACCCGACGAAGGTCTACGGGGCGCTGTCGGTGAGCTGGGCGAAGCGCGACCGCATCGGCCAGGCCGACCAGTTGATCGATACCACTGTCGGCAACATCGGGCCCGAAGATGGGGCGACGGTGACGCTCCAGGTCTACAGCGGCACGACGCTGAAGCGCACCTATGCCGGCCTCACATCCAGTAACTGGTCCTATCCGCTGGCCGAAGACGTCGCTGACGGCCCGCTCCAGGACGTGCGCCTGGTCCTGCGCAGCGTCCGCGACGGCATCCAATCCTGGCAGCAACACGACATCACCATCGAACGACACGGCCTGGGCTTCCGCTTGGGCGAAGACCTTGGAGGCGTTTCCGCATGACTCTCTATATGGGGCCTAACACCGGCCTGCTGATCAACGGCTTGCCGGGAGAAGGGCATTACAGCGATCTGATTCGGATGTGGCGCTGGGATGACTTTCTGAGGCAGCCGGTCGTCAAGGGGCGCGTCGCCGCGCTCCCGACCAGCGGCCAGGCCGAGGGGGACACGTACATTTTCACTGGCTCCGGCTCCAATCAGAACCGCCTAGCGCGCTGGTGGGCAACGGGCGCCACCACGGCAATTTGGGAGTACATGCCGCCACGGCTGGGCTGGCGTGTCCAGGTCGCAAACGAGACGACGCCGAGCGGCCAGGTCAAGACGTATGAGTTCGGGGCCAGTGGCTGGACGGAACTGGTGGGCGGGATGGCCGACGCGCCGAGCGACGGAAAGGCATATGCCCGCGAAAGCGGCGCCTGGACGGAGCTGGGATCGGCAGCGAAATCGGCGCTCAACGTTCTGCCGTTCATGAACCTGATGCCCGACATGGGCCGCTTCGCGGGAACCGCAGCCAACCCTCTGGCTACGATGTTCACAACGTCATGGACTCCAAGCACCTTCATCAATGGCTGGAACGGCGCCACCCTCGCAGATGGGGGCAAGTTTGTGTTCGACAACAGCACGAACGGCGGGGCGGGGCCGGCGCTCAATGCGCGGGTGCAGGCGCTTCTCGCGGCAATGGGCCGGACGTGGACGTCAGTGTCCCGATACGGGGTCGAGTTCTTCACCACGGTGCTGACAGCGGGATCGCAGACAACTACCGGCTCGGCCGGCGCGGATGGGGTTACGCGGTATCTGTGCTGCTCCAACGGCAGTAAGACCGTTTTCAACGCGGGCGCGTGGGCGACGGTCGTCATGTGGTTGCGGGTCGAAAGCGGCTCGGCTCATATCTCGTCGGCGCCTTATACGACCCATCGCCTTTGGATCAATGGCGCTGTCGCTGCTCCTGGCGTGGTGCTGCCTGCGAACCAATGGGTGCATCTGCGGTTCTCGATGCAGTCATACAACGGCTATGACAACGCGTGTCCGTACATCTACGCATCCTCCGGGGCTCAGATCGCGTTTGCATGCCCGGCGTGGTTCGGTGGCCTCGTCGATCCGGGTATCCACGTTGCACCCATCCTGACAATCAACGGAGCAAGCGCATGACCATGAAACGAGTCCTACTGAAAGGCGAATTCTTCGCGGAATGGGATGGCACACTGGACGAGGCCGCTGCACTCGCTGGCGTCCCTGTCGGCGACTTGGCGTTCCACCCGGATGACGTGCTGGCCGAGGTCCAGGAGCTGCGCCGCCAGGCCTATCGCGCGGAGTCCGACCCGCTGCGCCTGGAGGCCGAGTTTGACGCCATCGCCGCTGGCACCGAGCCGGACCTGGCGGCATGGGTCGCAGCCGTCCAGGCGATCAAAGAACGCTATCCGCTCCCCCAGTCCTAAGCGTTTTGATAATTGTGACCAACGTCGCCTTTTTGCTACGGTCCCTAGCTGATGTGCGGAGTAGATAGGGATGTTGGTATGGACGAGGTGCTTAGACGGAGGCTGCGGGCGGAGCTGCTGGAGGTGGGGTTTCTCAACCAGTGCTGCCTTGATCTGATGGAAGCGATGGAGGCCGAGTTCAGCCTCACCGAGGACCAGCGCGAATGCATCGAGCAGCTCGGCCGATTCCTGCGGGAGGGCATCGGCAAGCTGACCGCTCTGTCTGAGCGGGTAGCCGATGGCGATATCGTCGTGCTGTGCTGA